AAAACCTTTTGCGCGTCGGCCTCTTGTTGTGCTGCGAGCGCATCAGCAGCAGACGCCTTCGCTTTTTCCAGCATCGCCGCCTGTTGCGCCTGTAGCACGCCAACCTGATCGCCCGCCGCTTTGGCCAGCGTTTCCTCGGCGTCGATCTGAGCGAGAGCGGCAGTAGTGACGGCTTTTCGCGTTTTTTCCTGCTGGTCGAGCGCCTTGGATACCGCATCCATGGCGATATTTAGATCAGAGTATCGCTTGCCCAGGTCGGTGAGTTGGTCCGCTTCCTGCGTGCGGGTTTGAGTGAGGTCTTTTTCGTGCTGGGCGAGTAGCTGCGTTTTTGTCAGCAGTTCGTCACGCAGTTTTTTTAGTTCCGCTTCTTCGTCGGATAAATCCGTGGCCGCTGCCACGCCGTTTTGAAGTTGAGTTACCCAATTTGACTGAGCGGAAACCTGCTGCCTCAGCAATGCGACTTGCTTCTTGCCGCTCGCAATGGCGGTCTCCAGGTTCTCGCGATAGGCGGTCAGCGCCTCATCACTCAAATCCTTGAGCGCGGCTTTTTGCTCACGCAGCTTTTCGGTCAGCGCGTCCGTTTCATCGGCCGCATCGCTGGACATCAGCGACCAGACCGACAACGCGGAAACAGCGGTCAGGATCAAACCTGCAGGCCCGCCCAGCGCACCCATCACCTTGTTGAGCAGCCCCATCGATGCCGCTGCCGCGCGGGCGCTGACGGTAACGGCGGCATTGGTGCTGACCACGGCAGCGGCAGCTGCGGACTGTTTGGCTTCGGCGGCGGTCAGCGCTTGCGAAGCGGCCGCATTAGCGGCTTTGGCGGCGGTGACTTTGCGCTCAGCCGATGCTCTCGCCTCGCCGTATAGTCCGACATTTTTGGCGTCGGTCAGTAACGCATTGGCTTCGGCCAGCGCTGCGACAGCTGCGGCCTTGCGTGCTTGTGCGCCTTTGAGTGATTCCACCGCAGCCATCTGCTCGGCCGCAGCCAGCTTGGCCATCGATGCCGCCGCGCTATTGCTGCCCGAGACCAGTCCGGGTAAAGCGGCGGCGCTGGCCTTCGTTGATGCAGCCATAGCGGCAAGATCGAGATTCAGCGCCTTGGCGATCTTCAGTCCGCCGAGCGCGGCGACGGCAGCGCCGGCAACCGGGACGATATCATCCAGGTTTTCAGCGATCGTGGTCAGTCCACCTGAGATCGCAGCCGTGGAGGCGCGCACCGATTCGGACTGGCCGAGATACTGAATCCATGCCGTCTCAACATCGCCAAGAGCGGCGGCAATGCTCACGGGTAGGCTTTCGGCCTGGGTGCGCCATTCTTCGCCCATTTCGACTACAGCGCGGCGCACGATATCAGAGGTCAGCTTGCCCTGCTCGGCCAGCGCTTTCAGTTCGCTGCGTGGCCTGCCAAGATACTCGGCCACGGCATCGAGCACGGCCGGCATTTGTTCGTTGACGCTGTTGAATTCTTCGCCTCGCAGCGCGCCGGACGCCAGCGCTTGCGATAGTTGCAGCAGGGCGCCTTCAGCTTCCTGCGCCTTTGTGCCGTTAATTCTCAGCGCGTCGTTGATCGCGCGGGTAAACGGCAGCAGATCGGCTTGCGCGTCGGCGTTGTCTTTTGTCGCTCGCGCGAGCTTTGTGTAGAGATCGGCGGTGGCTTGCAGCGGCGTGTGGGTCTGTATCGCCAGTTCTACGAGATCATCCAGCGCCTCGTTGGTTTCTTCCTGCGAGCCTGTGACGGTTTTTAGGCGCCCCTCCAGTCCTGCGTAAATACTGGCCAGCTCTGCAATGCCGCTGGCGTACGCCTTGAGCTGTCCGGCGATATCCATCACATTAGCGGCGTTCAGCAGGCCCTTTGTCATGCCATCCAGTGCGCCATCCGTGCGCTTTGCTTCTTCACCTACATCCTCGATCCCCGCGTCGACTTTTTTTAGGCCGTCTATTGCCGCCTTGTTGTCAGCCGTAATGCGCAGTTTTAGTTCTGTGTCTTTACCCATTACGCCAAATTCCCATAAACCTTAAACCAGCTCGTGCTACTGGACCACGACCCCGCAGGTGTCGTGATTTTCGCTTGCATCTTCCAATTCCCCGCTTGGCTCAAATCGCCCGATACGGTGACATATTGGATAATCCCGTCCGCGCCATCGGACGCAAAGACTGCGGGCTTGCTCATCGTCGAGCCGTCCGGAAGTTGAAATACGAGATGCTTAGCCGTCGCGTCTGCGATATCCACGGCGGCGCCGTCTTCCAGCAGCGTGATCTCGAAAATGGTGCCGATGTCGTCGACATGGATATCGTCTGTGGCCATTACAGGCGCGCCTCTTGTGTTTTTTTGCGAACAATACCTAAGCCAATAACCGCTACCTGACGCACATGGGCCACCCAGCGTCCGCGCATCGGTAGGCTATGGCCGCGCTGGATCTGGCGGCGCAAGCGAAGGGAAAAACGGATGGTGTCAGCGCTCAAGCCCTTCCCCCACTGTGCGGCGCACGCGAAGCGCGAAGTGTGCCACGGCGCGCCAGCCTGTTGCGATCCGATGTCGCAGGCCGAAAGCGTTGATGCCGCCGCGAAAGCCTAGCGTATTCATCGGGGAGCGATCTCCGATAGGTCAGCGGTTGAGTCAAACTCTCGGAACACAGCAACGCCGTCATCATCATAGAGCGTGATAACGCCGCTGCCCGTGTCACGAGAGCGCCGGTTCATGGCCGATTTGTGCAGCGCGTCGAGTTGATTGTGTTCATCCGTTGTTAGTGCCGAACCACCCGTGGCAATAACAGCGGCTTTCACAGAGCGTTCAATCTGGATCGGCGGCATAACGCCACTGACTAACGAATAGATCGGCGTACCTGAATCCTGCCCATATAGATTGACGTCTAAGGTTACATAGGCAGTTGGGTCGCTGGAGGTAATGCGCCAGCCGTATTGATTTTGCAAAAACAAATAGAGCGGCTGCACATTCGATCCCGTTAATGGCGCACCGCCCGATTGGACAAAAGCTGGCAAATATTGCGCATTTCCTAGCATCACCCAATCGCGCCAAGTATCCCATAAATCGAAGGCCGTATAGGTTCCTGGATCAATCGTAATGAGGTAAGGCGCGACAGTGACGGCCATTATGCAGCAGCCTCAATACGGTCAAGCGTCGGATCGATAGAAACCTGAGTAGTTGTTGATTGCGTAATGATGAATGCCTTGCTTGCGAAGCTCCCATCCGTACCGATGCCTATTAACCATGCTTGAGCATCTTCACCTGCCGTTCTTCCACCCTGCGTATTACCGTCATAGTCAAACGAGGCGACGATTTCAGCATTGCCGCTAACTGTTCCAGTGATAGCGACAGAGTCATCATCGTTGATGAGAATAGCGCCGCTTGTGCCGTATTCGTCTCCGCTATCCGCTACACCATCGGGATCGTCAAAATACACCCAATACTTGTAGTCGGCATCTGCTGTCGCATTAGCGCCAAATTTCATCGTAAAAGCGGCAACATACGGGTAAGTATGAGTAGCGGCAATATAATCCGTAAAAGTGACGAAGTTCTTTTCATCTGCTCTAACGGCCTCTAGCCAAACGCCCGATACTGTTACGAGCCTATCGCCATCATAAGCGCAAAATGAGTCTGCCGTCTTGCCCGTGACGCTTCCTGCGCCAGCATCGATGTCGCTGTTAAGCGTCAAAGAATACTGCGAAAATTCATAAAATTCTTGCAGGGTTGTTGAGGCTGGGCCAGTGACAATTCGCCTGTAGGGCGATGCGCCATCGCCCGTATCCTTGCTTTGGTCCGAATTGTAATAAGTGACCGACATTGACGTATAAGGCTCAATGGTCGTCATATCGCCTAATGTGGCGGAAATCTTGTCATCTACGCGATTCGCCAGAGAGAAAATATGTCGCGTATTGGACAACTTGCTAATATTTTCGGCAGTCATCGATGACTGAGAAAATGTGCGGCCCCAAGGCCGACACGCGATAAACAAATAATCGGTATAATCGTAATCGGGCGTTCCATCAGCGTTGGTATCTTCGTAAACCTGAATGGCCTCATTCACAGCGCCGGTGAATGTAAAGTCGATAGCGGGGCCGCCTGCGTATTGCTGGTAGTAGGGCTGATCGCTCGCGCCGAGGTCGCCTTTCGTAATAATGCCCGCCCAAATTTGAGTTGGCCTGCCCGTAGCTTCATCAACAACTTTCCACCCGATATTGCGAATCAACTTTCGAGTGGTGTTATCTTTCCAGTCCCAGCCGTTAATTAACTCAATGTAGCCGCCCAAGGCGCTATCAAACGGATAGGAAAAACCGGATCGACCAGGTACGTCTTTCCATGCGCGTTTTGCATGGCGGGTTATTTGTGTTCCATCTACGCCATCGCTCGCGTCAAGGTTGCCTGCCGCGATAAGCTGAATAGTGAGATTTGCTGTATCATAAATGATCTCTACGCCTTCGTTGAGATCGCTATAGTCTGTAATCATAGCCATCAGCTATACGCCTCCAAAACCACCGTGTAATTGCCGTTACTCGCTACGATCTTCCCATCATTGCGAAAACGAATGGTGTCGATAGACACATGCCGGCCACCGTAATCGAACGCGCGTTCCGTTGACGCCACAGCAAGATCAATATTTAGCACTTCGCCGACATGCTGACCATCTGTTGATTCTATGATTCTAAATTGGCTCATGCTTGTTCCTCGATCTTGCTCTTGCGCATGACGATAGGAATTTGTGCGTCTGTTCTCGGTGTTTCCAGTTCAAAACTCAACACATCATAATCGACATGGATAAACACCCATCTTGCGTTTGAATTACCGGAGCCGTAATAAGGGGCTGATAAGCTATCGCCCTGTGTCCAGTTTTCAATGCCGTCTAGTTCATCGCCCGTATCTGCCGAGAATAGCCTGACTTCGCAATCTGTCGGAACGCCAGAGAATGTTATTGTGGCGATAGCCAAGGCATCTGTTGGCTCTCGCTCAACATGAACACAGCTACTATATACTCCACAAGCACTTGTTGAGCTTTGTAGTGTGCTAAGAACAGAAAGGCCGGATATAGCAGAATAAATCATATCAAACTGCCGTTAAACTCGGTTGCGGGTCAACGAAATAGAAATGTGTATTATTCCCACTCGGCCTATTTGTCGTTAATGTCGTCACTACCATGCTGTTCTGCTTTACTGCATAAGTAGTTGTTAGTTCGATTTTATATCGATAAAGTGTTTGCGACCCATAAGGTACAACATTGCCTACTAATCCAGACCATTGTGCAGTTGACGTTGCCAATGCCGACCCTGTGCCTTTACTGGTGTCACTTCTCAGCTTTCCAGTTGAATCTGTATAACTAACCGTAATCCAATACTCATCATCTAGTGGGGATGTGTAATATTCCTCAACGGTAAGTTCTACTTTTACGACTAGCTGTGACGCCGCATCACCATAATAAGATTTGAACGGATGCATTTCAAATGGATATGCATCGTTGATTGTGCTATTCGGTAGAGCGAGGATTGACCACGGCGTTGTTTTGTCAGGCAATATCGCAGACAAGCATGGATAATTTAAGCCCTCTATCCACGAGGTCATCCCGCGCCGTCCTGCTGAAAAGAAACCGAACTTCCCATCCACGCCTACAATCATCTTTTGTACGTCGCTATTATGGGATTGTGCAACTCCATAATTAATGTTGGCGAGATCTTTAAGCAGGCTTGGTGTATCAAATTCTACCCCATCAAAAATAACATAGCTTTTAGCTCCATTGCCGAGGTCAGGATAGACAAAATTAATTATCCTATCTGTACCAAGTATTTTTAGATTTTTTAGCTCAGCACTCCCTGCCGCGTTAAATTGGCTATAAAGGTAAGTTTGGCTATCTGCTGTCAACATGCCTCTAAAGTCTATTACTGTGTTAGTAATCCTAACTACACCACCATCTATGCCGGAAGTCTCAAAAAGACGACCATGCGACCCGGAGTATGTATTTTTCTTATATACATCTATATAACAGTTATCAATCGTGGCACTGCCAGTGGTACGCATATAATTATACCCAACACCCTCAGCACCTGGCGCTCCAATCTGTATTGCTCCATCTAATAACTTAGATGATTCAGTAACCTGTAACCAACCTCCATTATAGTTACCTGTATATGACTCAACAAAATAAAATCCCCGCATACGCAAAGTGCCAGACAATCTCATAGCTACCGGATAACCAGTCTTATGCTCAAAGATGTATGAGCCACTATCTCCAGACCACACATCACCATTTCGGTCAACTATAAACTCAGCAGGCGAGGTAAAAGAAACTGTTGCCGTTATCTCATGAGAAGTAGTCAAATCACAGGGATTATATCCAGGGGAGTGAACAGCCCTAACATGAACGACATCATCAATCGTCAAAGTGATTGATCCATGCGTTTGCGTTAACAGCCCAGTAAGATCATTCGCCGGATCAGCAAACGAGCCTACGCCGTCTGTCGGTGAGGATGTGTCGCAGTAATAAACGGCCATTTACAGCCACCCCATCCCGTGCATTACCCAGCCCACAGTTGTAAACACGACGCTGATTAGCGTCGTGATAATCCATCGCTTTGTCGCCGCTGAGTCGCTGCGCTGTGCCTCATAGCGTTGTCGCGCCTTGTCGTCCTCGCGATGTTCATGCTCTAAAATAGCTTTAGTAATCGCGTCGGCACTGTCACGATTCGCTAGCGTGTTCGCGTCCACCTTCATGCCAATGGTATCCACGGCGATCCGCATTTTTTTCAGCTCGTCGTCAACGTGATTGAGGCGCGTCTCGACAATAGAAACGCGCCTATCCAGGCCGTGCCACGGCGATTCATCATTGCCTGCCATTTATTCACCTGCTGTCGTTGGCGCGTAAGAGGGTTGTACGATGATCGGCTCGGCCGTTGGTACAGACTGAATGGCTTTTGCCGTGCCGCTCGTGATCGCTTTTATGCCGCGCTCAGCGAACACGCCCGTCACTGCCGCCACACCAACATCGCGCACATCGCGCGACACCTCGCGGATCGTCGCAAGCGCCGGATCGTCGGGCAGTCTGATCTGCGCCGCCACCGGGTCAATCTCGCGTCGATAGGTCATCGTGCAGGGGCCGGTGCAGTTCATCTCGATTGCCGGTTGCTCTTGCGCCTGCACTTGACGAATCGCAACCTCGGCTTGCTTGGCTTGCGAATCAACACGCGCCTTGGCCTCTATACCGCTGCAACCGTATTCCAGACCGGCCGCGCTACAGGCAACGGTTATCATGAATAGTCGTTTAATCATCATGCCCCCACATCAAATCTGGCAAACATCCGGCCCATCGCGGACCCCATTTCTTGATCCGTCGGAATCCGCCCGAATGCCCCCACGCGCCGAGTCGGTTGGTAATGCGCTCGCACTGAGCGCCGATAGAACCCATGGCCCCCCACCAATGGCGGCCGAAAAACCAGTTGCCTGGCGAGAACTTGCGAAGCAGATAAGCGACCCAGGTCGCGTAGTCAGTCGGGTTTGCAAACACGGTAATTTTGCAATCCGATTCTTCAGGCGGACACCAGTCAACGCGCAGCGCCGGATGAATCAAGACAGCATGAGCAAAAGGCGCACCCGAATCGAGCAGCAGTGAGAAGATAGCGGCGGCATGGCTATGGCCTACAAAGACATCGCCCGGCTCAATCTCGTCACGTATTGACTCGGCAATCATTTCCGTTTTGAGCCGAACGCCGAGCAGGTCAAGGTGGCCATAATCGACTTCGGCGACTTGGTAGCCCCGCGCTTCAATGTATGGCCTGATTTTGTCTGTGGTTCCTGCGCCGGCATCGGACACGTTGTAGCCGTGAACCAGCCAGCAAGTTGGGGTGCTCATTCGCCGCTCTCCTGCCCTGGCCATTGGCCTGAGCGCAACATTCCGGCGATGTCGATGGCGCGGCTTCCGACCTGCGCCGCCCACTTGCTATCAAGCGCTTCATCGGCGGCGCGCGGCCAGTCGCTGTAGTCAATCGCTGACCACATGCGGCGGAATCTGAGCAATCCGGGGACGCCGAGGTTGTAAGCCATATTGAGCAATGCGGATTGCCGAACGATGTCGAGTGTTTTGGTCTGTGGCTTGGCGCGCTCTAGCTCCGTTTGCAAAGCGGTCAGTCGGTCGAGTAGCAAATACGTCGCCGCTTCTTGACTGATCGGCTCATGCAGCGCTGTGCCGTAACCGATCGTGAGGTGGCCTGTGCTGTCGGTGTACGGCAGCGGCCGGAAGCCCTCGTGCCTTTTGAGTTGTGCGAGTAGTTTGTTCATAAGCGATCGTTTTAGTCGATGCTGATCAGTCGCAGCGTGTATAAGACATAGAGCGTGCCGGCAGTGGCATCGGCTATGCCGGATTCCAACACCTTCGGCAGTTGTTCGGCGTCGACGGGGCTGCCGCCATCGTGTTGTCCGAGTACGGTAAATGTTCGGTCATCCAGCAGTGTCAGCGTGAGTCCGGTTGTCGGCGCTGCATCGAGTAAATCCATGAGCGCGAGCAATTCGGCGCGCGTGATCCATGTTGTATGTAGCCCACCCGAAAGCGTGATGGGCCTGCCGGACTGTCGTTCACTGCTCTGCAGCGTCAACGCGCCGGATAATGTGTAAGATTTATCGTGGACGACCCGCGACCACGCGAACTCATCCGACCAGAGCATGTCTGGCAGGATGATCGTGCTCGCGCCGTCGCTTAATGTGATGTTGTCGGCCACGGGTCAGCTATTTAGGCGACGCGGTCACGGAAACGCCAGGGCGAGGTCGGCATGAAACCACGAACAGCAATGCTCGGCGTGATCAAATCACCGGCGAAGCTGCCTTGAAAGTGCGCATCACCAGACGGCAGCTTGAAGGCGCTATCCGGCGCGAGATTGGCGCGCCAAATATCGACTGTGCCGACCTTTTTACTGATGGCGTTGGTGGCTTTGCCAATCACGTGATAATAGTTATTGGTGGCGACCCCGCCCTGGTATTGCTCCCAAGTGCGTTGTGCGAGGCTGTAACCGATGGTGCCGGTACCCACGGCATCGGCGTGCAAGGCGCGGATCATGCCCAATTCATGATCGATTTCGTATTTGACGCTGTCGACCGCGCCGCCGATGTCCAGCGTGATGCCGGTCGTATCAATGCCGCTGTTGGCGAGCGGTACCCAGACATCCAGCGCCGTGGTGACGGCCTCACCGGTAATGCTGGACGGGCTTTGTGTCGCCTCCGCCACGGAACCACCCATAGCGAGAGCCTGTAGCGCGGGATGGAAAGTGTTCGCGAGAATCTTCACCGCCGCAACCGAGTCTGTCGCGCGGTTTTGCGAGTCGATGGCCTGCCCCAGCGTGCTGGTTCGTGTGCCTACCAGTTTGATCGTCTCTTGCTCGGGCGCAGTGATCTCGACGGATTCAAGTTCAAGGTCGTCCGAATACTCAGCAGGTGGGGTGTCGGCATCAACCCATTGTCCGATCTTGCCCTCGAAATCGATAAAAAGCGGCTTGGGTGCAGTGCGCAGTGACATGTTTTTTGTCCTATGTATTATAGATGGGTGAGGCGCCTATCAATAGGCGCCGAAACTAACAAGATGAGGTGCGGCATAGCGCACCCACACAGATACAGTCCCGTCTGCCCCGTCACGGTTCGGCTGGATACCAAATCCAATCCACCCGAGACGACCCTTACTGCTGGCCCCATCGTCGCTACGCAGCAGACCGGACAATGCGGGATCAGTCACCTCTACGGCCGCGCGGATTTGTCCAATCAGCCCCCTAGCGACCAACCCAGGCGCCTCGCCATTCGGCCCGGCCTCGTAAGAGGCATGCGCTTCAACCTGAATTTCGCATGACACGGCCATCGACTGTCCTTTTGCGTCCCCGGCCAACACGTCGCCGGCCACGACAGAGCACGCGGGAAGCTCTTCCGGATTAAATGTTCGGGGGCCGATAACCAGCGTTTTCCAGTCCGCCGAAGCATCAAGCAAATCCCGGACGGCCAATTCGATGGCGGTGATTTTCATGTCCATTACGAGGTTTCGATTTCCCGTGCCGAAAATTGCACGACATAGCCGTCATCGGCTTCAAGATCCTGGATCTCCCAGGCAATTTCATCCACCCGTACGATATCGCCGCGCTCGGGCAGACCCACATCCGCAATCAGCATTGATACCGACTCCGCGCGCCGCGCAGGAGCGTCGAAACCCTGTTCGACGCCCTGCGAAAAAATGCACAGGGCTTCGATCTCGTCGCCTGTGGCTTCGCGAACGAATGTGCAGGCGTGGCCCATGGTGATAAATACATCGCGGGCCGCGTCTGCAAAGTGCTGCTGTTGCGGAGCCGGCATGAGGCTAGGTTCGCTTGGCCCGCTGGAGCATGGCTGGGCGGGTGCAAACAAACAGCGGATAGGAAGAGGCGACGATCTTTACGTGTCGCTCACGCTCCCTGTCTGGCAGAACTTCCACATAAATTTCTTGGCCAGTCCTGCCGAGGTGCGCAAACGATTCGCCGGGGGCCATCACGTGGCGAAACAGTCCGGGCACGTTATACGGGACAAATTTACATTTATCGGTTGGAACTGATACGGCGCCGTCATCAGACCCCCAGTAGGGGAAGATAATGACCTTCCCGAATCGTACAAAATCGTTATCGCCAAAGGCGTTTTCGATGCCTTGCGGCATGCCTGCCCGCAGCATGGCATCTGTGCGCGCTACGACCTCGGGGTGCGCGTTCAGGTCATCCCAAAACGCCTCCCCGGCCAGGCCGATCACATAGCTCGATGAGAGGAACGACCCGCCGGCCGCGCGCATTGTCTGCCGCTCGACTTGCTTGAATTTCTTGCGCAGGGCGCCGGATGCGGGGCTTGCATTGTCGAGATCAAAGTCAATCTCCGCCGCCTGCGCTACACCAAATTTGTCGTAGAAGTTCGACAAAATCGAATCATCTGCGTCCACTAGTACACCCTGCGCCGCACTCAGCATCATGTTTTCGAACGTGTACTCAATGTCGCGAACAATGCCGGTAGGGCCAAGCAGGCGCCGGGCAATTTCCGCCTGCACCTGCATCACTTCAGATTCTGTGCCGAATGCGCGGATATTGAGCAGTTCAGACGCCTGAATCGTGTCATCCTTGGTAATCCGATAGGTATCCATCGGGATGATGTCGCGTTTTTCCGACGCGCGCTGATCGGCGGGAGCGCCTCGCTTTGAGGTCGGGATAATGCTCAGCACACCATCGCGCTTTTCGATCTGCGCGTATGATTCGCGGATCGGCTCAGGAGTAAACAGGCCGAGCGTGCGAACCACCTGCGGCAGGTGGGGGAATGTCTCGAAGGCTTGCAGCATCGCTCGGCTGGAAAAAGCGTTACTGTTAAAGATATCCATCGTTGCCATTGTCGGTACTCCAGTTATCGAACGATGATGCCGAGCGCGGCAAGCTCAGCGATGGCAGTGGTTTTTTCACCGGCAGAAATACCGGCAGGCCAGCCGATCTCGCCGCCGTTGACTTCGGCGTCACGCAGGATCAGTACGCACTCTTCGTCGGCACTGGTCGCATCAGTGGCGGCAAACAAGATGCCGGCCGCAGCCTCTGAGCCGTCACCAGCGGCCGGGGCCAGCACGGTGTATTTGCTGCTGGCGGTAATCATGCCGAGCACGGCGCCTGCGGCTAGGTCTTGCCCGGTAATCAGCGTGGCGACCTCACGCGAGCGCGTGCCAGAGGCCTCGGAGACGATAAATTCACCATCGTGAGTGGTTTCAGTGAGCGTCGTCATAATTACACTCCGGCCCTGGTAAAGGCATCGGACCAACTGGCATCGATGGCCTGCGACTCATCCGCCTTTGCCGCGTCCGGTCCGATGTCGTCATTGCCTAGCGCGCTCATGTGCTTGGAAAATTCAGACTCGCCTTTGATCTCCATGCCTTCGATTGGACAGGCGGCCAGGGTCTTGCCTGCCTGCTCAATCGTCATGTCGGAGTTCAGCGCCAACTGACGGGCGAGCGCGGGGCGAGCAGTCGCGGCCTCGTGAGTCAGGATGCCGGCAATGCGTGCGCGCTCGGCGCTTGCGCCTTCGGTGCGCGCGGCAGCTACGGCGCTGTCGTGCTGCGCCTGAGTAATGGTGTCCGGCTGTTCTGCGGCCGGCGCGGGTTTTGCTGCGGTAGACATAAATGCCCCCTGTTGTGGGTTTGCGCGGCCAGCGGCTGCGAGTCGGGTAATGAGTTGATCGGGTGTTTCGATTTTGTCGGCCAGCCCCCGATCAATGGCGGCCTGGCCCATGAAGATGTCGGCTTCGGTATTGATCACGGCTTGGCGGTCCATGCCGCGATGACGCGCCACGGTGTCGACAAACATGTCGTAAAGGGTGTCGATCTCGCCCTGGAATCGTGCCTGCACGTCTTTCGGCAGCGGCTCATACGGGTTGCCGTCGACCTTGTGCGCGCCGGCAAAAATGTGGGTGACGGATACGCCATCTTTTTTGAGCATTTTGCTCATATCGACGTGGCGCATGACGACACCAATAGAGCCGGCTGCCGCCGTTTGCGTAATCGAAATCGAATCGGCTGCGCTCGCAACGGCGTAAGCGGCGGAAGCTGCCAAGCTGGATACGGATGCGTGAATCGGTTTTTTACCGCGGGCGCTGTAGATCTGCTCGGCCAGTTCGAAGCAGCCGGAGACTTCACCGCCGGGTGAGTCGCAATTCAAGACAATGGCGCTGGCTGACGGGTCGGCAAGCGCGGCTTCAAAGCGTTGCGACAATTCCTGATAGCCGAGCAAATACGTGCTGTCGGCCTCCATCCGGCTGCGATGCACCAGGGC